TCCAGGAGGTTGGCCTCGAACTCCAGGGCGTTCGCTCCGGCATTGACAACGACGCGCTGTCCTCCCGCGCCCGCGAAGCTGGCCGGAGTATCGGACAGGCCCAGGAACGTGGGGACCCCAACGGCCACCCAGTCTGTCCCGTCCGAGATGTAGGCAACGCTCGTGTCTTCGGCCACCGCGATGCAGTTTTCATAGAGAGCGGCATCGGGAAGGCCAGCAAAGTTTGCATAGATTGCCAGCGGAAGGGGAGTTTCGAAGACCAGATCGAAATTCCCATTGATGAGAGTGTCCCAACTCTCGACTCCGTGGCTGATAGATTCCGGGACGGGTCTGACTGCCATGATTATACCCTTTCAATTTCCAGTTCAATAGAACTGCTATCAAGGCCCCCTCTGACCATGGTTAGTTTAGCCTTCAAGGAGCTGGGCTCGGAAGTGAAGTCCGAGACCATATTCGCATTAGTGTATTCGTATGTCAAGTCCGTTGTCAAGACGGTCCTCATCACGTTGTCAAGACTGTCCAGGATCTCCAGGCGGAACTCTCCGTCCACATCGGACGCTCCGCAGATGGATCCGTAACCCTGCATCCCCGCCCCGGTGCGGGGAGTGGCCGCACTCAGGTAGTTCCAAGAGAGCAGGAGATCCTCCCCGGTCTTGAAGACTGGGATCGAAGGATAGGGTTCGATCAGCCTCAGATTCTCCGGGGCCATGGGCCGGACTCCCTTTCCTACCAGGGTCCGGTTGGCCGGGTCAACAACGTCCAGACTCACCCCCGTAGGCTGGGTCTTCAGATAAAGGTCGGCCCCGACCCCGAGGAGAATGTCGGTGACCTGGGTCAGGTTCTCCCGCAAGAAAATGAACACCTGGGTCCCGATGGCGTGGGTCTCCCTGCGGGTATCGAACCGGGCTCGGATCAGGCCGTCCAGCCGATAGGTCGTGGAGTCGATGGCCGTCACCTTCTTGAAGAAGCAGATCTCGTCACCGATCAGAGCGATCTGGCGGCCGGCCCTCCAGTTGTAATCGTCCCCAGTGAGGTCCTCAGCAACGTCAATAATGTCCAGGCCCTGGATGGTGATGGTCGGCCCCTCGTCCTCCTCCAGAGCGTCCGTGATGCTCAACTCCTCGGCCAGGGTTCCTCCGGAGTGGACCTCCGAGTCGGAGGAATTGTAGGTGTAGGTCAGGTCGTCCAGGGACAAGTAAATGTCCGCCGAGGTCGATGCTTGATTGGCCCTGATGCGCGGGACCCCGATGATCTGGTTCCCGGTCCCAGAGATGTGCTCTGGGATCTCCAGGATGTCGAAGGCAATGTCCACGTCTGCCGGCTCGGCAGGAGTGGGGAAGCCCCCCTGGGGCTGGCGGAAGGTGCTGGCGGGGACTCCAAAGATGTCGGTGATGCACTTCACCTGGACTGTTCCGGTGTCGCCCTGGAAGGTTACTCCGGTCACCCGCAGAAGCTCATCGAACCCCTCCACAAGGAGAACGTCCCCCGGGAGCAGCTCGCGGGCGGACCTGTTCATGCTGAACGTGAAGGAGGACCCGCCGGCCAGCTCCTCCTGGCTCCGGCGCTCGGCCACGATGGATGCCGGGTCAAAGTGGTCGATGATGGTGAGCTTAATCTCTTGGGCCTTCGAGTATTCCTCATAGCCTGCCACTCCATCATCATCAATGGAGATGGTGGAGGTTCGGTAGTTGTTCTGGCGGTCCGGGAAGCCGAAGACCAATTTGTTCGGCCTCTGATCCGCGTGAAGGGTCTCCACCTGGGGCATGGGGTCCAGAATGGTCTCGTCTGGAATATCCTGGACCACGGACGGGGATCCCTCATCGTCAGGGTCTCGGATGAGCTTGAAGCGGTGCTTGCCCGTCTCCGTGTCCCAGATGATCGCCAGCCCGAGGTCCTGCATGGCTGCCCCGAGGAGGGCCCCAGCCTCTTCTCCGTCCTGGGCGAGCCAGCTCGTGAAGAACTTCTTGTCCACGGAATCTGGGTCGTTCTCGATCCCAAACTCTTCCAGCGAGTCCAGGTCCCATTCATCTTGGTCAAGACCCAGGCCCAGGGGCCAGGCCGCGAAGAGAAGCTCCGCGATGGCGTGGGCAGGGTTGACCCCGAAGTCCGGGGTCCGGTAATACCAGGTGATCTCCCCGTCCGAAGTGGCGTAGTAGCAGTTCTGCTCCAGGTAGACCCAAGTTGTCCCTTCAACGTCTTCGGACCTGGATACAATGTAATCACCGTCCGGCAGCCCGGTGTTGTCCGCGATGCGAATGATCTGGCCGGCGGGGAACCACCAAGTCTGATTCTTAGACACGATGAGGGCCATGGCATTGTCCTCTTCCGTCCACGAGGCATGATGCCCGGTGTAGGTCGATGCCTTGACCAGAGTGTAATCCCCATCCGCCATGCTGTTTCCTGACAGCGTAATCTCGCCCCTCTTGAGGAACTCAGTCCAGTCTCCACCAACCGCGATGTAGCCTACTCCCTCTACTCCGTTGGAATAGTAGGTGATGGGGATGTTGAAGTTGTGGTCGATCCTCTCACCTTCGGCGCTGAAGTAGTGATAATATCTCTTGACAAGCCCGGCCGCGTTCGCCCCGGAGACCCCGCCCACCGGATAGATCTTGGTGATGTTGTAGGCTGCGGTCTCGGCAGCGTTCGGCACGACCTCTCCAACGAGGGTAACGCTCCCCGACCGGATCCGGCGGATGGTTCCCACCCCGGAGGTCTGAACGTCGTGGTCGGTGTCAGTCCCAAAATACTCTGGATTGGATACAAGAGTGGGATCCAGGATGTAGTGACCTACCGTGGCGGCTCCCGGGACAACCTGGATAATGCCTCTCGCTGGGTGAGTGATGATCGTCGGAGTGAGAAGGTCTGCCACCCCCACTTCAGACTCAGGGACGATGCCGCTGTAGTTCCCTCCCTCCGGGGGAGTGCCGACTGTCTTGGGGTAGACCCGGACAGCGTAGTAGGGACGAGTGCCGTTGATGTCCCAGGTGTAGCCCGTGTCGATGGTCCAGGAGGGCTGCACGTAGCCACTGGAGTCTTCGAGGATATCTTCCCTGGGCTTACAGTGGATCGTGTATTCGAGCTGGGGCCAGTTGGGGCTGGGGCCGAGGCGCTTCCTCCACCAGACGACGTAGCACAGGCCCGGCCACCTGGAGGAGATCCCGACTCTGGTGGAGTCCCCCAAGAAGTCGTTCACCGGCTGATCCGGCTCGCCCCAGTAGATGTAGAAGGAGCCTTCCTTCTCTTGCAGCTCGATCAGGGAGCCGGAGGGATGCGAGGTCCTGGAGATGGGCCCCTCGAAGATGATCTTCCCGCTCTGGCGGATCTGATAAAGCTCATCTGCCGGCCCAACGCAGAGCTGGTGCCAGCCAGCCTCATAGAAGACCTTGGTCTTTTCTCCTCCCCCGAACGGATCTCCCTTCCCTCCGTCCTTGAGCTTCTCCTTCTTGGTCATGCGCTCACCTGCCCAGGCGAAGACCGGGGCGACAGTGCGCTGGCCCAGGATCCAGGAGACATAGGACCCACGAGTTGTCAGGGTCGTGGGCTTGTCATCGAATGGGCTTTTGGTCTTTGGCTTGAGGAGCATCCCAGCGAGCATGGACAAGCCGATTCCGATGAGGGCAACTCCAAGTTCAACAATGCAGATCATTTCATCCCCCAGCGGCTCTTGTCCTTGCGGTAGATGCCGAAGATCTTTTGATACCCAGAGACGAATCCCAGGCCAGTGATCTGGACCCCCATCGAGGATGCGTGCCAGATTGTGTTCTTCTGGGGCCCGACGATCATGGCGTGGCCGGGGCCTCCGTTGGCGGGCCCCACCACGAGCACATCTCCAGGCTGGATGGTGGAGACCTTTGTGGCAGGCTGGAAGGCGGACAGGATCTTGTGGAAGGCCGCCATGGCCCCGGCCCGGTTGTGGAGTGAGGCATCGGCCGGAATGTCCACCATCGGGATCTCGTCCCAGCCCTCCAGCTCGCGGAGGACCTCACAGACAAAGCGGACACAATCCACACCCACTCCCTTGCAAGCCTGGCCGGCCATGTAGGGGGTCCCATGCCAGGACTGGAGCACGGCCCGGAGGGCATCCAGGGAAGGCCCCTGAAGCTCCACCCAGGGCAGATTGGGAGTGTAATGGCGGCGGATCATGCTCCATCCTCGATGAGCGGGTTGTAGGCTGGGATGGCATGGCCCATCCCCATGAACCATTCCTCGGAGTCGTAGCGCCTGCGGCAGGTCTCGATGGACTTGTCACATCCGGAGACCGCCACGATCTCTTCTCCGACCCACTCCAAAGGGGCTTGGCGGGCGAGCAGGAACACGGTCTCGGAAGCGAGCCTCCAGTCCCGGATCGCCAGGCGAAGATTGTCGAAGATCAAGTAGCCTCGATGGAAGTGCCGATCTTCCAGGGCCGTGGTGTTCAGAGCGTCCACCGTCAAGATCCTCCCCGCGATGCTTTCCACGGTCAAGCCCGTGCGCTGGATCGGAGTGGCCCCACAGTAGCCTTTGGCCAGCCCCCAGATGCACTGGTGATTAGACTGGAGGCCCAGGGGAACGTCTAGCCTGGTCTTCTGGAGCTGGGATCGGATCTCGACCTTGTTTCTCTGCCCATTGGGATGCTTGAGGGTAGCTGTCACTCGCCCAGACCACAGGACAAGCTCCGTTGACTCCAGGACAGAATCCGGATCGGAGATGCTCTCCCAGACCTGGACGTAGCAGGGAGAGTGAGCTACTCCGCTGGCCAGCCTGTCCGTGAAGGTATCCCGGGGCAGGGTGACGGATAGGTAGATCTCTTCCAGAGTCCCGTTGTTCTCCGGCATGGTCACTTCCATGGCCGGAGTGGACTCGAAGGTTGGGGTTCCTGCAATGTCCCGGGTCCAGTTGGTATATGCCTTAGCGGATGAGTCCCCATAGGAGAACAGGATCTTCTGCCAGGACCTCTTGTATCCATGGTCGATAGCGCGAGCCATTATAGTTCCTCCGCGCAGTCGAGAAGTTCAATGACCTTGATCTTGGTCCGCATCACTTCCGAAGTGACCCACTCCTCAGTCATCGCATCGGAGTCGAACCTGGAAATCCGAGCCCGGGCGACTGAGGAAATGGTCACATCTGGAAGAGTCGTTGTGGTGGAGATCCTCCAGTAGGTGGTGTAGTTGGTGAGGCTCAGGACCTTCCGAACGTAAACGTCCCCATCCTCATCCCGAATCCCGATATACTCTAGGAGATCCTCGAAGTCGGAGAAGTCCCCGATGGGCTCGATGTTGATCCCGTTCGCATCCTTTTCCAGGATCTCCCACAGGTCCTCGGGGTCAGCCATCCAGAAGGGAAGGGCCCGGCCCTTGCGCCCCTCGAAGAAGTGGACCAAGGACATGGCATCGGCCCTCTCCAGGAGAAGAGAAAGATCCATGGTGACCCTGGGATGATCCCCCCGGAGATGGTAGACTCTCCCGCGCCCGAGGGGGTCCAGTGACCCTTCCTGAACATAACCAAGGGTCAGAGTGTCGATCCAGTTATGCTCCAGATACAAGATCGGGAGCCCGAGGAACGTCGAGAACCCAGTGGGGACCCCATCGAATCCGGGGAGCGTGTTGGGGCCGACGATCTCCTGGGCGGTCAGGGACAGATTCCCCACCCGGCCGGTGACCATGTTGATCTCCGGAGACAGGAGGGGTTCAACGTCGATGCAAGGCAGAACCAACGTAAGTCCAACCTGATGTATTTCTTCAAGCTCCTCTGTCAGGACCAGGCGGTCGTCGTGGACCGCCGCCACTTCAGCCCACTCGTGGGAGTCTTCCCCCAGGACCAGGATCCTGCTCCCGACGAAAAACCTCCGGAGCAATGTCGAACAGTAGAGAGAGGTCCCGGAGGAATAGTCCACGGTCAGCTCAGACTGGTCGGGGTAGATGGGGACGACCCAGTAGCCCGAGGACATGTTCCTCATAGAGACCAGGATCTTGTTGAGGCGCTCCCTCGTGATTCCCCTCCAGTTGAGAGTTAGGGTCCTGGTAGGATGCCCGAGCAGGATCCGGCGCTCCTCCCGGACAGAATCCGAGGAGGAGGTCAGGGCCGTCTGGAAGGAGGTCTCCAGCTCACAGGCATCCCCCCAGTTATGGGCGATGCCATAGATGGTCCAGTCCGGGAAGTCTGGATGGGAGGCTACAGTCACGACAGGAGCCCCTTGATGGTGGACTTGTTCTTCTGGATGAACTTCAGCATCGCGCCCTTCCCCCCAGTAACGAGCTGATCGAAGGTTTCCTCGTTCGCCACGACAACGGCTTGTGATACTCCGGAAGGCTGGGAAACCGGGACCATCTGGCTGGCAGCGATTTCACCTCCCTCAGCATACCCCATCCTGCCGGATGAGCCACGAGAAGCTCTCCTGGAAGACCGAAGACCTCTGAGGGCCATGGGGTCCACGAGGCCCTGGTTGATGGCGGAAAGCATGTCCGAGCCATACTTCCGAACCGCGTCCACCTTCACCATGAACTCGCCCGGGGTGGCCCAGATCGGAACGGTGTCGGACGCTGGGAGTCCGGCCGGGGGAACGGGGCCGCCGGCCGCGAGGCCCATGGGGGGCCGGCTGCCGAGGAGGGCGGATGCTCCATTTGCCGGGATTCCACCCCCGAAGGCCGCAGTAATCGCCTGGGCCATGGCCATCCTCATGGCGAGCTGGAGGAGCTGGCGGCCGATATCCTGGATGAACCGGCCGATCCTCTCCTGGAGGCTCGTGTCGGCCGTGGGGTCGAAGGCATCAACGATGGTATCCGCCACCAGGTCCGCGAAGGCGTCCAGGGCCGATTTCATCACGTCTAGGCCGCCCTGGAACACGGTGGGGGCCTCCTGGGCGAACTGGCGCATCCCCTCCAGGAGACCCTCTCCAAAGGTCCCCTGGGCGATCTGCTGCTGCTGGCGCATGATCTCCGTGGCTTCCTGGAGCTTCAGGAGCAGCTCGCCCTCCTGGAAGATGGACTGCATCTGCTCAGCGTTGATGAGCTTCTGGAGGCTCTCGCGCTTCTGCTCGGTCTTGGCCTGGGCCAGTTCAGTCCGGTAAACCTGCAGCTTCTGTTGGTTTTCGCTCCTGAGCAGGTTGAGCTGGGTCTGGGCCTGGACCATGGACAGCTTGGCCCGGGCGGCCTCAATCGTCGCCAGGTTGGCCCGGTTGAGCTGGAGCTGGAAGATCTCCTGCTCGGCC